GCTGAAATGGCTTTCTCAATCGATAAAGTTACTGTAACTGCTAAATCAAGAGCTCTTAAAGCTGAATATACTATGGAACTTGCTCAAGACTTAAAAGCAATCCATGGTTTAGATGCTGAAACAGAACTTGCGAACATCTTATCAAGTGAAATTCTTGCTGAGATTAATCGTGAAGTAGTTAGAACTATTTACACTACTGCAAAAGCTGGTGCTCAAGTGAACACTACTACTGCAGGTATTTTTGATCTTGATACCGACTCAAATGGTCGTTGGTCAGTTGAGAAATTCAAAGGACTTCTTTACCAATTAGAGAGAGATGCCAATGCGATTGGTCAACAAACTCGTAGAGGTAAAGGTAATATAATCATCTGTTCAGCTGATGTGGCATCTGCCCTTCAAATGGCTGGTGTTTTAGATTACGCTCCTGCGTTAGCAACTAATTTAAATGTTGATGATACTGGTAATACTTTTGCTGGTGTACTTAACGGTAAATTCAAAGTGTATGTTGATCCATACTCAGCGAATGTTAATGCTTCTCAATTCTATTGCGCTGGATACAAAGGTACTTCACCTTATGATTCAGGGATTTTCTATTGTCCATATGTTCCACTACAAATGGTGAGAGCAGTTGGTCAAGATAGTTTCCAACCTAAAATCGGGTTTAAAACTCGTTACGGTATGGTTGCTAATCCTTTCGCAACATCTAACGGTGCTGGTGCAATTGATTTAACATCACCTGCAGCTGGTAATCAAAATGTTTATTATCGTAGAGTTAAAGTTACTAACATTATGTAATTTTACTTTTATAAAAAACAAAAAAGAGGGGGGCTTTATGTCCCCTTTTTTTGGTCTTATAAATATCAATGTCATAACTTATAATAGATGACTTTACTGTGCAGGTGAGGCACAAAAGGAGAACTATGTTTAAGATAACATTGACTTACTTGATAGCTGTAGTGCTTTCAAGTATTTTAGCATTCCCACTACAAGCAAAATCCCCAAAAATAGGTTTTATATATATAGGTCCACCAGGAGATCATGGTTGGACTTATCAACATAACGAAGGTCGTAAGGCAATCGTAGATGAATTGGGGTATAAGACCACATATGTTGAAAATGTTCCAGAAAATGCAGATGCTGTAAGAGCAATAAGAAGTCTAGCAGAATCAGGACATGATTTAATATTTACAACATCCTTTAATTACATGGATCAAACTTTGGAAGTTGCAAAAGACTATCCAGATGTAAAGTTTGAGCATGCTACAGGATATAAAAGAACTGATAATATTTCAACATACTCAGCAAGATTTTATGAAGGTCGTACCATCATAGGACATATTGCAGGTAAAGAAACAAAGACAAATATAATTGGTTATATTGCTTCGTTTCCTATACCCGAAGTTATAAGAGGTATTAATGCGTTCTATTTAGCGGCAAATAAAGTAAATCCAAATATTGAATTAAAAATCATTTGGGCATTTACTTGGTATGATCCAGGTAAAGAAGCAGATGCTGCTAGTACTCTAATCAATCAAGGTGCAGATATAATTGTACAGCATACTGACACTTACGCTCCATGTCAGGTTGCAGAAAAAATGGGTGTGAAAGCATTTGGTCAAGCAAGTGACCAATTTAAGTTTTGTCCTAATGCTCAACTGACAGCAATCATTGATGACTGGAGTTCTTACTATATTGCAAGAGCAAAAGCAGTTGCAGATGGTAGTTGGGAAAGTACAGACACATGGTGGGGATTGGACAAAGATATGGTGAAGATGGCAAAATATACTAATATGTCACCTGAAACTAAATATGAAGCAATCGCATTAGAGAACGCTTTAAGAGATGGTAAGATTCATTCTTTTGAAGGACCAATCTATAACCAAGAGGGTGAATTAGTTGTACCAGAAGGACAAGTAGCAGACGATGGATTACTTGCAGGTATGAATTTTTATGTTGAAGGTATAGAAGGTAAGTTACCAAAATAACAATTGAATAAGTGGGGGGTATTTCCCCCCTTATAAATAGTAGTATGACAACAACAAATGTATATACTCGACAGCCCGCAAAGATGGACTATGCAAGTCCTATTCAGTTTAGGTTTAAATGCACAAAATTACCAGAAGTAGAATTTTTCTGTCAATCAGTAAACCTACCTGGGATTTCGTTAGGTAGTGCTACACAAGCAACCCCATTACTTGATATTCCAATTCCTGGAGACAAGATTACATATCAAGATTTAAGCATAACATTTCTTGTAGATGAGAATTTAAACAACTATAAAGAGATACACGATTGGTTACTTGGTCTAGGATTTCCAAACAAACATCAACAATTTGCAGATTTACAAGCAACAGGATCAGATAGATTTCCAGGTTCAACAGCAGGTGCTACTGTACCAGGTGTTAATGCTCCTGGACCCCTTAATGAGGGTGGTATATATTCGGATGCAACATTAACAATTTTGAATAGTAAAAATATTGCTAAAACAGAAATACGATTCCAAAATTTATATCCAACAAGTCTTGGTAGTTTAAGTTATGATGTTAAATTATCGGATGTGGATTACTTACAGGCAAGTATAAGTTTTGCTTATATGAATTATGATATAGTACAGATTTCTACTACTTAAACCTTGACAAAACACCGAAAAGGTGATATAATGATTAGATTATGACATTAGAAGAATTACAACAATTGGTTGATAAAGATTTTATACTTGATGATACTGAACTAGATTTGGAATCAATTAAGATACCTTTACTCCACAATAAATATTTACAACATTTTAATAAGTTTTCTTTATTATTAAAGAATGCTGAATTGGAGCATAAGTTATTAACCAGAAAGAAATGGGAATACTATACAGGCAAAGCAGATCAATCTGTATATAAAGAAAAACCATTTGATCTTAAAGTGCTTAAGTCAGATGTCCATATCTATATGGATTCAGATGATGAGTTGCAACGAGCAGATCAAAAAGCAGCATATCTTAATCAGGTAGTTAAGTATCTTGAACAGGTATTGCGAAGTATAAACAATCGAACATTTTTAATTAAGAACGCTATTGAATGGAAGAAATTCACTAGTGGTGCAATATAATGGATCATCAAAAGTTATTCTCTACACATTTGTTTGTGTTTGATGATTTTTTAGATGGTGTTCAATATAAAGCAAATGTTGAGGATATGAAATGTTATGTTTCTACTGCATGGAAAAAAAGAGATTATGATAATAACTGGCAAACTAAATCAGCAAATTTACAACACCAGTCAGAATTTAAATTATTTTCTGATGCTATAATTCAATCAAATAAAGATATTATTAAATTGTTAAATTATAGTGTAGAGGATATTACTATAACAGATATGTGGGCAAATGTATTAAAACCAAATGAGGGGCATTCACCCCATACACATTCTAATAATTTTTTAAGTGGTGTTTATTATCTTTATTCAGACAAAAATGCTGGTATTATTTTTCAGGACCCAAGACCCGCAGCTGATGTAATCGTTCCTCAAAAGAAAGAAAAAACATTAGATAATGGAAATTTAATATCTTATGCTTCTGAAACAAATAGAGCAATAATATTTCCAGCATGGTTAATGCATTGGGTTCCTATAAACAAGTCAACTAAAAATCGTATAAGTATTTCTTGGAATATTCAAATTAAAGGACAAGTAGGAGAACACCATGAATTCCAATCAGCAACTATCTGATTACATCTATTATTATCCAGAAGCAATGGATAGTAAAACTTGTAATAATATTATAAAACATTTTGACACAAAAGCAGAATGGAAACAATCTACATTTTCAACAGCAGCAAGTAATACAGGTTCATCTAAAGTTTCTATGGAAGAATTTTGGATTGGTTCTTCATTACCACACTATAAAGATATAGAAAAAACATTTAAGTATTGTGTTAATGATTATACGGAAGTTCATAATCAAATCAAGTCAACAGAATATACAGACTTTAGAATAAACCGATATGATGAAGGTGGCTTTATGAAAAGTCATATAGATAATATACATCACAGCCATGGACAGAAACAAGGATATCCACATCTTACATCATTAATATTTTTAAATGATAATTATGATGG